AGAGTAGATCCAGGATTGGTTGTTCCAATACCTAAGTTACCTGAAGGGCCCTTCAGGTAACTTAGGTATTGGAACAACCAATCCTGGATCTACTCTACCTACAGACTCTGAAACTGCTAGTAAAGTTTTGCAATTAACAGGAGTAAGTGGAAATACAGGTGATACTGCCGTTTTACTTAGAAGTTCAGATAATTCTTCGGGATTAGATTTATGGCATAATGCTTCATCAGGTGATTCTTATATTGATAATAGATTTAACGCTGCTCAAGGAGATACTATATTTAGGGTTAAAACCGCAGGAACTCCGCTAGAAGCGCTTAGAATTGCAGGAGATGGTAACGTAGGTATAGGGACATCTAGTCCTGCTGAGAAGTTACATATTTTTGGTACAACCGCAGCAGTTAAAATAGAGGGTAATGGAATTACAAGTGCAAATTTAAAATTTAAAACAAACGAAACAGACAGATGGAATGTAAATGTTCCAAGTGGTTCTACCGATTTACGTTTTACTACTGGTTCAAGTGATACATTAACTTTAAAATCTAACGGTAACGTCGGGATCGGGACGACTAGTCCTAGTGAGAAACTTGATATTGAAGGTAATGTAAGAGTAGGTCAAAATAATGGCTTTTATATAAATAACCAAAATGTAGGAATAAAAAGAGATTCAAACGATTTAGTGTTAGGAGGTTTTGGGAACGTAATAATTAAATCATCAAGTACCACAGTAGTTAATCAAGCCGAAAGAATGCGCATTACCTCGGCGGGTAACGTCGGGATCGGGACGACTAGTCCTGATTACAAATTAGACGTTGAAGGAGATATATCTTTAGTTGGTGGAGGTGAAAACTATGCTGTTATGTCTCCAATTAGTCAAGGAATGCAAATTGCTGTTGGAGACCCTGCTGATATTGCAGTTCCTTTAGTTACTTTTGATGGAGAAAATCAAAGAGTCGGGATTGGTACAACTAATCCTGCAGCTAAACTTGATATAGAAAGTACTACTAGTGGGGTTCTTTTGCCTAGGATGACTACAGCACAGGTAAATGCGATATCTTCACCAAGTAACGGTCTTACGGTGTATAACACAACTTTAAATACTTTATGTTTCTACAACGGAAGTAGCTGGCAAAAAGTAAATCACGCAAACATGTAATAAATAAAATTAAGTTCATCTTTAAATAAGATATATGTGTAATTTACACTCTATAATATGTAACTAAAAATTCGTATATTTGTAGAGTTAAATAATTTAAAAAAAAAACAATGGCAATTACTTACAAATGGGAAATTCCAGCAATGAACTCTCATGTTAGTTTAGAGGGGCAAGAGAATGTAATTTACACAGTGCATTACAGATACACAGGTTCTAAAGAATCTAATGGAGAAGTTTATTCAAGTACTAATATTGGTACCCAAGGTTATACCTATGTAGCAGGTAACTCTTTTACTCCATATGAGAATACTGAGGCTTTTCAAAATGTAGTTATTGGATGGTTGGAAGGCTCTTTAGACGTTTCTTCAATGCAAGAATCTATAGCTGAAGATATAGAGTCTCAGATTACACCTGTAAATGAAGACTTGTATTTTACATGGGCGGATCAAGAACCACCTTTAGAAGATGGTTCTGAAGAAGAAAGCACTTCTGGAGAAGAATAACGTTTTAGTGAAAATATAGTAAATTAATAATTAAATTTAATAAAATGGCAAAAATTACAGATGAGCAATTAAAACAATTGCAAGAACAGGTTAACACTATTAACCAGAATCAATTACAAATTGGTAATTTAGAAACTCAAAAACACACATTAATTCATAATGGTGTGGAACTACAAAACCAACTTAGAGGGATTCAAGACGAGCTTGAAAAAGAATATGGTAAAATTACTATAAATATTTCTACAGGGGAGTACGAAGATATTAAAGAAGAAGAAGAAGAGGCTAAGTAGTATGCAAATACGTAAGATATCTATTGGAGCAGACTATAAATCTAGTGCGATGCACTATATTGTAGGGCAAGATGTCTTGAGTGGTAATTACACTATATTTTTAATAGAGTATAACATAGACCAAGAATCCTATGTTATTTATATAAAAAATAAAGACGAAGTTGTTCCCTGGAAATCATTTAATAAAAATGTTCCTGTTTGCGTAGAGTATAACATAAACTTTTAATGAAATCACCTTTCTTCTTTTTGATAAAGCCAAAAGGAAGCGAATACAAAAATACAATAGAGATTGCAGGAGAAACAGTTATAATTAATTCTACTGTAGAAAATCACGAAAATGTAAATAGATTCGCTGAAGTAATTGGTGTCCCTAATTATTACGAAGGAGAGATAAAGAAAGGCGATATTATTGTAGTACATCATAATGTTTTTAGAATATATTATGACATGAAAGGGAGGCCAAGAAAGTCTCCCAACTTCTTTAAAGACAATATCTATTTTATAGATCCAAGTCAATTTTACTTATATCATGATGGAAAAAAATGGAATTCTGTTGATGAGTTTTGTTTTGTTAAACCAGTTTCTCTAGAAAACAAATATCTTCACGAAGAAGGTTTAGAGGAAAACACTGGCATTGTCGTATACTCAAACAACTCTTTAAGAAATATGGGGGTTAATGAGAATACAAAAATAAACTTCAGTAAAGACAGTGAGTATAAATTTATTGTAAACAACGAAACCCTTTACAGAATGAAGACTAAAGATGTGTGTACTATTTTAAACTAAATTTATAAGTATAGATGAAAGATTTAAATGAGATAAAGAAAAGAATAATTGAAGCTGGGCATGAGGCTGTAGATGAACTAATAAACGTAGCAAAAGAAAAAATAGTTACAGGGGGAGAAGATGACATATCAGCAGATAGATTAAAAAACGCAGCAGCAACAAAAAAGCTAGCTATATTCGATGCATTTGAAATATTATCTAGAATAGAACAAGAGAAAAGCTATATCGAGAACAAGCCTATTAAAGACGAAAAAGAAAGTTTTAGCGGTTTTGCTGAAAGAAGATCTAAGTAATGTATAAACAAACCTTATACTCTGTAGTAAAAAACATTATACCTGAAAAGGTTTTAAAAGAGCGCAATAAAAAAAAATTGTGGTCATATGGGTATAATAAAGAGTATGATGTTATTGTTATAAGTAAAACAGGAGAAATAGGCGACATTTATTCTATTCAAGGCCTGATTATTGCATTACCAAAACCATTAGATGTTGAAAAGTCTAAAAAATGGAACAGAAAAGATTATCCAAAAGAACTAAAGGCAATAAAGAGTATCTTTGATTGGAGAGATCTACCAGATGATTTTAAATCAAAATGGCATAAATATATAGATGGTGAATTTAAAAGACGTGAAGAAGGTTATTGGTTTAAAAATAAAGGCGTTAGCACTTATATTACTGGCACTCATTACATGTACTTGCAGTGGACCAAAATTGATGTTGGGAACCCAGAGTTTAGGGAAGCAAACAGATTATTCTTCATATTCTGGGAGGCTTGTAAAGCAGACAAGCGATGTTATGGAATGTGCTATCTCAAGAATAGACGTTCAGGTTTTTCGTTTATGGCATCCGCAGAGACGGTTAATTTGGCAACCATATCTTCCGATTCACGGTACGGGATACTGTCCAAATCTGGAGCCGATGCGAAGAAGATGTTCACAGATAAAGTGGTACCAATTTCAATCAATTATCCATTCTTTTTCAGACCAATACAGGACGGTATGGATAGACCGAAGACAGAACTTGCCTATAGAGTTCCCGCATCAAAATTCACCAGAAAGAGATTCGATTCAAAAGATAGACCTCAAGAAATGGAAGGATTGGACACGACCATCGACTGGAAAAACACGGGGGATAACTCCTATGATGGAGAGAAGCTTTCCCTCCTCGTCCACGACGAAGCGGGTAAATGGGAAAAACCAGAAAACATCCTCAACAACTGGAGGGTTACAAAAACAACATTAAGATTAGGTTCACGAGTTATAGGTAAATGCATGATGGGTTCAACATCTAATGCATTGGATAAAGGTGGAGAAAACTTTAAAAAACTATACGAAAACTCAGACGCTACACAAAGAAATAAAAATGGACAAACACAGTCTGGTCTTTACAGTTTGTTTATACCAATGGAGTGGAACTTTGAAGGGTATATAGATGAATATGGATTTCCTGTATTTAACACACCTACAAAACAAGTTAAAGATTCTTATGGAGATATAATAGAGGCTGGAGTTTTAGATAGTTGGGAGAATGAGGTTGAAGGCTTAAAGAATGATCCAGACGCTTTAAATGAATTCTATAGACAGTTTCCTAAAACAGAATCACATGCCTTTCGTGATGAATCAAAAAACACACTATTCAATCTTACTAGATTATATGAGCAAATAGATTACAATGATTCTTTTGCTATAAAAAGCAATATAATGAGAGGTAATTTTTATTGGAAGAATGGAGAAAGAGATACTGAAGTTATTTGGGCTCCAGACAATAAAGGTAGG